TTTGTAACAAGAGTTTTAGGTTTGTCAGGGTACGATGCAGGACCATCATGGTCTATTAAAACTATTGGTAGTGTTAACCCTTCAACAATAGTTGCAATACCTCCACCTTCAGGGGTAACTAGCGGATACACTTCAGGATTTGTTCTTGGGTTTACCGGAACAACGGGTACTAGTTTAAATGTAACATATTCAGGATCACCTAATACTGGTTTAATTCCAAGTTTTTATAATACCTACACAGACTTTAATGGATCTAATTCATCAATAGATCAAGATGTTTTAACTTTTATGTCTAACGAAATTAACGCATATCATAACGCTAGACTAATAAGTGGTACTACCGCATCCGGATCAACAGTTCTTGGGTGGGGGGTTCTTAGTGCTGGAACATACACTACATTAATAAATAGTAGTATTGGAACGGTAACTGGAAACACAAATTTCTTAGACGTTACTAATGTAAATGATGGTACTCTTAACACTAATTTAAATGATGCTTGGTTTTATAGTCAATTTACCTATGTTCCGTATAGTAGTTCTCCGTATATCAATACATATACAGGTTTAGGTTTTGGTATGAGTTTAAGTGCATTTGCACTTGTTGGTGCACTATCTGCCGCGACATATTCTGGGTCTGTAAACTTTTACGGAACAATGTATTCGGGATCTCCTCATTTTGATTATGACGATTTAATTGTTGCAACATTAAGGTCTAGAGGAATTACAAATTATAACTCAACCAACAATGGTCCTTTTTACGAAGTATCAGGAACAACTGCTGTTCCAAACGTAAATATGAATTGTACTGGATCGTATTCTGGTATTCAGTTTAATCCGTTTACTACTTTTGCTATATCTGGAAAAACTTGGGACAATAGTACTTTTCAATTTGAAACATCTATGCAAACATCCGATACTAACTATATTTCTAAGGTTTTCGGTAAAAGTAATTTTGGTAAATCAAGAACTGATGTTCCTTTATTTGTTGAAGAAACTTATTCCAGTCTTTTATTAACGGGATATCGGTCAAATAAGATTAGAGGGTTAAATTGTAACTTGGTTACTTTGGGGTCTGCAAAATCTTTAGATACTGATTCAATAGGGTTTTACTTAGAACAATATCAAACACCTGAAACACCATTTTTAGTTTCAGAATTAAGAGGAAATAAAGTATATAGACTATTTAAGTTTGTTTTAATATCTGACGGTAATGCGGCAAATCAATTAGTTAAAATGTCAATAGCAAATATATCATTTAACAACGGTACTTTTGATGTCCTTGTTAGAGATTTTTATGATAACGACCAAAATGTTAGAGTAATAGAAAGTTTTACTAACTGTTCTATGGATCCGACACAAAATAACTACATAGCAAATAAAATTGGTACGTCAAACGGTGAGTTTCAAGTGAAATCTAAATACATTATGTTAGAAATGAACGAAGATGCCCCAACAGACGCACTACCTTGTGGGTTTGAGGGTTATGTGTTTAGAGAGTACGCAAACGCTAGACCTCCATTTGTTGTCTATAAGACAAAATATTATAAGCCTGGAGAGACACTATATAACCCACCTTTTGGTTCTGGCAATGGTGGAGATAATCCGGTAATATCCAGTGGTGAAAATTTAAGAAAAGCGTATTTAGGTATATCAAACATAACAGGTATTGATTATGATTTTTATCAATATAAAGGAAAACAACTACCAATCTCTCTTGCTACAGATACAACAGGTTTAGGTTGGGGTTATAAAACAAAAGGGTTCCATATGGATAGTGGAGCAACAGTAATCAATATTAGTAGTAATTACATAACATCAGGAACATCGGCTTTTGAAGTTGGTACACAGTCCTTCATAACTGAACCTACGGACCCAACAGAAGATTATTACAGATTGTTTAGTCGTAAATTTACATTATATGCTAATGGTGGTTTTGACGGTTGGGATATTTATCGTGAATATAGAACAAATTCAGACAGATTTGCTTTAGGTCAAACAGGATACAAATTTGGAGCGGCAGCGTCTATAACTTACCCAACAGCTACAGGTTGGGGGGCATTTAAACAGATAACTGGACCTAACCAAGAGAATTGGGGTAATACTGATTTTTACGCATACAAGTGGGGATTATCTACATTTGCAAATCCTGAAGCCACAAATATTAATGTGTTTGTAACACCAGGAATTGATTACGTTAACAATTCAAATTTAATTGAAGATGCTATTGATATGATAGAATCAGATAGAGCGGATTCTATTTATATTTGTACAACACCAGATTTTAATTTATTTTTACCGACATATAGTGATATTACTGATGGTTTAATATTTCCTCAAGAATGTGTTGATAACTTAGAACAAACGGGTATAGATTCAAATTATACCGCAACTTACTATCCTTGGATTTTAACTAGAGACTCAGTAAACAACACACAGATTTATATACCACCAACGGGAGAAGTTGTTAAGAACTTAGCCTTAACGGATAATATCGCATACCCTTGGTTCGCATCTGCGGGTTATACTAGAGGTTTAGTTAATTCAATTAGAGCTCGTAAAAAATTAACTCAAGAAGATAGAGATACCTTATATAAAGGAAGAATAAACCCTATCGCTACGTTCTCTGATGTTGGTACGGTTATATGGGGTAATAAAACTCTACAAATTAAACAGTCAGCTCTTGATAGAATCAACGTTAGAAGATTATTATTACAAGCTCGTAAATTAATTTCGGCGGTAGCAATTAGATTGTTATTTGAACAAAATGATGGTAAGGTTAGACAAGACTTTTTAGATTCCGTAAACCCAATTTTAGATTCAATTAGAAGAGATAGAGGTTTAATTGATTTTAGAGTTACCGTTTCAAACACACCTGAAGATTTGGATTCAAACACTTTAACTGGTAAAATATTTTTAAAACCAACAAGAGCATTAGAATACATAGATATTGAGTTTGTTATAACACCAACTGGAGCATCTTTTGATGACGTATAATAATTGTGGGGGGGACGCTCCCCACATAATACATTTATAAAATAAAATAATGAAAATAGAAAAAAAATATATTAAAGAATCTTTAAACATTACAAATAAAGATAAAAAAACGTTTTCAGAAAAAAAACAAAATATTATTCTAACTGAAACACAATTAGAAAAACTACTTTCTATAATCCAAAAGTAATGAAAATTAATAATCGTTTAATTAATTATTTAAAAAATAAAAAAATTAATGAAGGGTTTGATGATGAAGGCAACCCCGATTCAAAATATTATGCTTTTGATTGGGATGATAATATTTTATACATGCCAACAAAAATAATGGTTTTAACCGAAAACGATGACGTGATTGGAATGTCAACCGAAGACTTTGCAAAATATCGAAGTCAATTAGGCAAAACCCCTTTTGAATATAATGGTACTACTGTTGTTGGGTATTCTTCTGATCCTTTTGTAAATTTTGGTGTAAAGGGAGATAAGAAATTTATAATAGATTCTATGATGGCACAACCTGGACCGTCTTGGAATGACTTTGTTGAGTGTATAAATGGTGGTTCAATATTTGCAATTATAACAGCAAGAGGTCACAATCCTGAAACAATTAAAGAATCTGTTTTAAATTTTATTGCGTCTAATCACTTAGGAATTAATAATAAAACTTTGGCTGAAAATTTAAAAAAGTATCGGAGTTTTGATAACCAGTCAGTTAATGAAAATATTAAAATAAATTTTAATAACAAAGATTTAATAGAAGAGTACCTTAATATGTGTGTTTTTAATCCTGTTAGTTTTGGTGAAGGTAGCGCATCGTCCCCCGAAAAAGGTAAAATAAATGCTTTAAGGTCTTTTATTGGTTATTGTAAAGAAATGTCAAAAGAAATTGGGAATAAGTCCTTTTTTAAAAATGATGTGGAAAATAATGAAATTATACCATTTATTGGTTTTTCAGATGATGATGAAAAAAATATAGATTCAGTAAAAAAGTTTTTAAAAAAGGAATATGATGATTCACCAGTAAGAACTTATTTAACAAAAGGAGGAGAAAAATTAGAAGTTTAAATAATATAACTAGTTATTTACTAGTAATAGAGTATTTAAAAAATAAATTAAAGTAAATAGAAAAAAAAATAAATAGTATTATATTTATATGATATAAATAAATAAATTAAAATTAAAAATTATAACCATGGCTGATTTATTAATGAAAATGCCCTTTAATTATGAACCTAAAAGAAAAAATAGGTTTATTATAACTTTTCCATCATCTTTGGGAATTAACTCTTGGTATGTTGAAAGTACGTCAAGACCAAAAATAGAAATTAAAGAAGTTCCTATTCCTTTTTTGAATACTGAAACATATGTTGCAGGATCATTTAAATGGGGGTCTATTGATGTTACTTTTCGTGACCCAATCGGACCATCAGCATCACAAGCTTTAATGGAGTGGGTTCGTTTACATGCTGAATCCGTTACAGGTAGAATGGGTTATGCTGCTGGATATAAGAAAGATGTGGATTTAGAAATGTTAGATCCAACAGGAGTTGCTGTTGAAAAATGGATACTACAAGGATGTTTTTTAACAAATGTTGATTTTGATGGTTTAAGTTATTCTGAAGACGGTCTTATTACAGTTAAGGCGACTTTAAGACCAGATAGATGTATATTAGTTTATTAATATTTTACATACCCCTTACAACCTAATAAAAAGTTCATATATTTATTTATATGGACTTTTCTTTTTTTACTACCGATAATAAATATGGACACAAAAGTATAGAGAAATGGTTAAACCAAAACCATTAAGGGTTATATAATAATGAGAATTATTATAATATTTCATTTACTAAAAATAACAATTAACTAATTTTAAAATAAAAAAATTAATATGGATAACTCAACACAATACGGACAAGCGGATTTTAATTTACCACATGACGTGGTTTCTTTACCGTCAAAAGGTATATTTTATAAACCAAAAAAGGAATCCCTAAAGGTAGGGTATTTGACTGCCGCAGATGAAAATCTATTAATGTCACAAAACACACCAAAAGACGGAATAATAAATTCATTATTAAAATCTAAAATATATGAGCCAGGATTTGATGTAATGCAATTACTAGATGTTGATGTTCAAGCAATATTAATATTTTTAAGAAATACTTCTTTTGGTTCAGAATATCGGTTTTCAGTTGTTGACCCAAAAACAGGAAGTAACTTTGATGCTAATATATTAATAGATGAGTTAAATTATAACCCTATGAAACATCAACCAGACAGTGAGGGATTATTTAATTTTACCTTACCCAAAAGTAAGGTGGATGTTAAATGTAAACTTTTAAGTATTGGTGATACTCGTGTAATTGATAGCATATTAGAATCCTATCCACAAGGTATGGTTGCTCCCATAATAACAAAAAGATTAGAATCCCAAATTGTAGAATTAAATGGAGAAAGAGATAAAGGAAAAATCTCCGCATTTATTACACAAATGCCAATATCAGATTCAAAAGATGTTAGACGGTTCATTAGAGATTGTGAACCAAGTATTGACTTAAACAGAACAATTTTAGCCCCGTCAGGAGAAAAAGTAACTATCGATGTTTCTTTTGGGGTTGAATTTTTTCGTCCTTTCTTCGGATTATAAAGTAAACCTATTAGAAGAATTCTACTATCTAATTAAATATGGTAATTTTTCTTACCGTGACATATTAATTATGCCAACGTTTGAAAGAAAATATTTTGTTGAAAAACTTGTTAGTGATCTACAAAAAAAATAAATCAACTATTTATTAATAAAAAAATATGTTTTTAGAAACGACTGTAACGCCATATGATGATGGAATGTCAATTAAAGATTTATATGACAATCTAAAAGCCGCTCTCGATCAAGCAATGAGTCCTAATAAGTTAATAGAGACTCTCACCTCAATTGAAAATCAAGCAATAAAATTACAAAAAAGTATTGGAGGTGTTGTTGATGATACTGGACATTTTAACGAACAACTATTTGAGGCATATCGAAATACACAAAAACTTGGTGGAACATTTAAGGATTCCGTTTCTGCTGTACAAGGACTAGCAAAAGGAATGGGTAAGGTTGTTGCTCCAACATCTGAGGTGTTAGAGGGGATAATTGGAATAGCCAAAGGTATTGGTGAGACTCCAGAGGTTATTGGTGAGATGACTTCAAATTTAACTAGATTTGGTGGAAAACAAAAAGAAATTATTAAAAGTATTGATGATATGGCTAAAACCGCAAGAAAATCGGGATTAGATGCTAAGGCGTTTTTATCTGAGGTTAACACAAACTTAGGTAAAGTTTCAGGATTTGGATTTAAAAGTGGTGTTGATGGTTTAAAAAATATGGTTAAACAAGCAAAATTATTAAGAACTGATATGTCAGCACTTGGTGCTATGCAGATGCAAGATAATCTTTTAAGTCCTGAAGGGGCTATTGAAGCTGCTGCAGGTTTTCAAATGTTAGGTGGTGAGATTGGTAAATTAGGGGATCCATTTCAATTAATGCATATGGCTCAAACAGACTTACAAGGGTTACAAGATGAATTAGCA